CAACTGTTTCGCCACGCTACCCTTCCAAGAGTTAGTATCTGCTGCAGGAATAGAAGCAGGTCGCATAATCAGTTCACGATACTGCACACCAAACTCATCTAGCTGGTCAATAGTGTCAGCACGTTGAGCCTCATCACGATCAGTAACAACATACAATTTCACATTCTGGTGATCTAACCAGTCAAAGTAATCCTGATGTAACACACCATTGACAATCAAAGTGTCATCAAGGTCAGTGATACCAACCTGAGCAACAACATCACGTTTATTCATTTTTGCATCCAATCCATTAACCCATTCTTGTGCAGCTTCCCCACCCCAAGCGTCAAAACTTACACGCCCCGGTGAAGGATAACCTTCTTCTCCAGCATTGAAACCTGTAGCTTGTTTATCCACAGAATGTCTAGCCAAAAATGAAATCATCCTGTTTACGACATCAGCAGAAATGTCTTTACCTGAAGCAAGTTGCTCTGCCCTAGCCCTACCAACAGCAGTAAAACCATCACCAGCCAAACCATCAGCAATCCACTTCAAAGCCCTTTTAGCAGTGTCTTGAACAGCTTTAGGCGGAGAATACATACCTGCCTCAACAGCACGTTCCCCACCAGGCGGCATCTTCTCAGCAATACTCAAAGCAACCATCTGAGCGATAGCCTTCTTCTTATCAGGATGAGAACCCAAAACAGTTCCATCCTCTTTTACAGTGTCCCAACCAGCATCAGTTTTAGAAATGAAATAAGGCACTATTCACCTGTTTCATAACTGCCTGCAGGCACAGTAGTCGGATTTTGAAGTTGCACAGTCGGCAAACCTGTATGAGCAATCGGGTTCAAGCCCAAAGACTTCAAAACATCTTCAGGAACAAAACCCAAACCAATCAACTTCTGTGCCATAGCAACCTTAGTTTCATCTTCAGTCAACGAAGCAGCATTAATATCAACGTTAGCTAAAGGCACACGAATAACATCACCACCATTGATAGGTCGCATATTCTCTTTACGTCTAACTTCATTAGTTGACATCACACCATTTTGAAGCATCTTCGCATAACCTTCAATACGAGTCGCATAATCGCCACGCAACAAATCATCAGTATTAAATGCTAGATAAGCCAAATCAGGTAGCAACGCACTAAACGCATCTTCCAACTTAGACAACCAAGGTCTAAGAGTATGAGTTACAAACGAGATAGCGTTCTGCTCATTAGAGCCATAGCTTTGACTGCCACGCTCATTCAAACCAATCATAAAAGAAGGCACTCTAAACATGCGAGCCACATCTTCGACAGCGAGCCTACGAGAGTCAAGCATCTGAGCCTGATCGTTAGCAACCATAGTCGGCTTAAAAGTTGCACCACCAGATAAGATACCGGTCTTGTGTGCTCTACGATAACCCTTATGCTGTCTGTCAAAGCTCTTAGACAAGTTCTCAGCTTGTTCGGCCGTCAACGCTCCAGGATACTCAATCACACCATTTTGTGTCGTGCCTTGCCCAAAGAATCGAGCTGCAAAACCTTCCAAAGACATAGACAAACCTAGATTCTCTTTAAGCGTGTCAATAGTTGACTTACCACGAATATCCCCTGGCATCAAAATAGAACCAGTGATGTGAAGCATGTCATCGCTAGATAACTCTTTACCATCCTCACCCTGATAAGTGAAACGCTTAGTTCCATTAGCTTTACGACTAACAGCAACCTTCATCGGATTTAAAACCATCATGCTCAAAATCTGGCCTGTAATCGGGTCACGAAAAATACGCACAAACGCATTACCATCAAGCAAAAGACTAATCATGCACTGCTGCCAAAACGAAGAAGAATTTATCATCGCATCAGGTCTAGCAACCCAAGTCGGTCTAGGCCGATACGGAAACGCAATACCATCCTTACGAATATAAGTATCAACAGGTAAAGCCGAAATAGTGTCAGAAATGAGAGACACACAAGCCCAAACACTGTTAATAGTCAGAGCAGTCGTATAGTCAATAAACGCACCTGACTGTGTCTCAAAACTTGTCAGATCACCTGCACCCCAAATAGTTTGAAACGAAATTGCACGACTCTCGCCACCACTAAGATTTCTCAGCATTACTTATCGCCTTTATCTAACGCCAAACCAAACAACAACACACCAACACCAGCAAGCACAACACCTGCAGGAACATAAATCAAACCAGCACCAACAGCCACAACAGCTATACCAAATGCCTGCAAAATCGTAGGTAGCAAACTCATCCTTAACTAAAAAAAGAACTCTGGCAACGCCATCGTTTCTAGTTTACTAGTGGCTCGGTCATAAGCGATAACAAAAGCAACCGCAGCGTCAATACGCCTAGAACTTGCACGGGACTCTTTCACAATTCTCGGTCCTAAGTTATCTATCTTTAGTTTGCAGTTATCGATGTGCCTGGCAAGCAAAGGGTCACCATCATGCGTCAAAGTCGCTTCAGTCACACTGTCATAAACTTTCGCACAAGCACCAACCATACGTCTAGCAGAAGTAGAAGGAAACTCCACCACAGGCAAACCCAAATCCATTAAAGCCTGCATAGTCCGTTGCCAGCGAAAAGGGTCAAAAGCGATCTCTTTAGTATTCGGATGTTTCTGAGCAAACTCAATAATCGCCTGCTCAACTTCAAGCGTATCCACACGCCAATCATCAGGGTCATTCGGTTGCTTCTCCCACGCCTGAACCAACCAAACATGCGGCTTCTCATCCTTACTCTTAGGGACAGTTACAGCAACAATCGCAGTCGTATCACCATTAAACGAACCATCAACACCCAACACAACATCAGCAAAATCATCCACACCCACATCAGCTTGCAAACTATCCCAAACACCTGCAGGCAACCAAGTGTTTTGACTGCTTACCCACTGATTACAACGCTTAGTCCGAAACTCACTCTCAGGAGTTCTTTTAACCATAGACTCAAAATCAGCCTTACTGTTCAAATCACCATAACCAGGATTAGCAGCAATCCAAGTGCTTTCCAACTTATGATCTGCATCCAAAGGTGCTTCCCACCAAGCCATATAGAAACTATCGTCAACAATCTCACCCCTAGCAACCTTCTGCCCATACTGATACAACTGATAAGCAGTCGAATCCTGCCCAGTCGAATCTGTCTTGACACCACAAGTAGTAGTTGCCAACATCATGGGTTGCTTCCTAGAAGCCATAGACAGTTGCATAACATCCCATAGTTCACGATTAGGCAGAGCATGAACTTCGTCAAAGATTACAGCAGAAGCATTTAAACCTTCTTTGGAATATGCTTCTGCACTAAGCACTCTCCAAATAGAACCGCTAGAAGGAACTTCAATCACATCCCTGTAAATGTTGCACATACCAGCAAGCTCAGGTTCACGCTCAATAATCTTCCTGGCATCCCCAAACGTAATTCTCGCCTGCTCCTTCTCAGCTGCACAAGAATAAACTTCACCACCATCATCGCCATTAAAAAGAAACCAGAGTCCCATCCCTGTCATTAAAGCAGATTTACCTTGTTTTCTTGCTAACCCGATTAGTGCAGTCCTTGTAGCAAAAAGCCCATCTTTATCTAATGCCAAAGTTTCAGTCAATAACTGTTCCTGCCAAGGTCGTAACTTGATTAGTTCACCTGCATTACCAGCAACAGAATCTTTAGTCAAAGTCACAAAAGTATTGATGAAGTCAATAGCATTTGCACCCTTAGACCCATACTGCAAATCTGTAGGAGTCAACCAAGCAGGTGGCCAACTACTCAGGCTGCTCAACGACAATCACCTGATCACGCTGTTCCTGACGTTTACGAAGTTGCTCCATCTTAGATTCAACCTTCACTTCAGCAACACCCAACTTCATGCGATCAGTAGGAGTAAAACCAAGCAAACTTAAATTAGAACGAATATTCTTCTCCAACTCACGCAAAGCCGAACGCTCATGCCATGCCTCAATGTTCTGCAAAACATAAGCTCGCAACTGGTCACGCTCATCCAACTGCTCACATGTAATCTGCAACAACTGAATATCAGTATTAGCACTCAACCAACTAAAGCCACGCCGCCAAGTCCTATCCCACAAATCCAAACCTGAACCAGACAAAGGATTCAAAGGCTCAGGCACTTGCGAAACAGCAGGCAAAGCAACAACATTAGAAGGCATCTCTTTAGAATAACCCTTAGCCCCAAGTTTCCTTTTGACTTCAGCAGGCTTACCAGGATTAGGCATCTACCCGATTACCCTTCTTACGATTGCAACTCCAATGAGCCAATTTGACATTATCCATGACATCTAATCCACCTTTAGAGATAGGCAAGACATGATCAACAGTGCCACCCCAACCAGAAGTTCTAGGCAAACTCATATCAACAAATTCATTACAAAGATGACAGATGTAGTTATCTCTTTCGGCTATTTCATCAGCTGAAATACGCATGCCAAATTCAGCACCTTGTCTTTTGACTGTTTTAATTCGGTATCTAATCCTCTTGTATTTCAATCGGCATCTATCACAGTAACGCCGCCTGTCACGCCAATGAGTTCTATAAAAAACTTCACCACATTCACAACTCCAAGCTATTAACTCAATGACTTTATGTTGATAATTCTCTCGTTGATATTTATAGCGACAATCTTTTGAACAAAACTTCTGATGGTCAAACTTTGTCTTAGAGGATTCATCACATCTAAGGCAAGTAAACGCTCGCCAAGATTTAGGTTGTTTAGGCATAGCCCAAGTATACATGTAAAAAAATCGGCAAGACAAGAATCACAATTGATGCTTCCAGCCAGTTGGAGTTT